TGGAAATATTAAAACTCTACCAACATATTCATCATAAAAATTTAAATTATAAGTTCTATTGTTTATAACTAGATTTTGCCACGCCTCAAATATTACTCTTTCTGATAATTCAGAGTCTAACATAAAGTTTAAATTCATAGTGCCAAATTCAACACCACGAGCAATGTTTCTTTCTGGTCCGTAATATTGATTTGCTGCTGTATCAGTAATAGTTCTTTCTGGTAATTGTGCTTCTGAACAGAAGAAAAATAATCTTTCTCTTAAATCTAATTCTGTACTTTTTAGAAATTGAAAATCACTTTGATATTCTGTATATTCAAAACCTCTAAACAATTCATCATTAAAAGTTTTAGGAAATTCTAATACTACTAAAAACTTAGCAGGTCTGTAAAGTCCTTCAGCGCCAGAGATCATTGATCTAAATTGATTTACTGAAGTTTTACGATTTGCTTTTTGTTCTAATCTTTTTCTTGCTTGTTGTGGATCAAAACCTTTATCTCTTGGCAAGCCAATTCTTATGTCAAATGGTCCTGGTATTGGTAATCGTTGTCTAATTATAGCCATTAAATAAATTTCCTACTGTCTGAATAAACAACCGCTTCACTTGCCTTTTTAAATCTTTGTACAGGAAGATATATTGCAATCGCTGCTTCATTCATATTTATTCTGAAAAATCCCGTTTGTACATATGAATACAAGTATTTCTTAATCGTTGGTTTTACTATTCTAATGTTTTTTACATCACTATAGTTTACATCAAATTTTGTCTTACTATCAAATTTAGTGTCGTCAGCAAACTGTTGCATACGTTCTAATAGTCTAAATCTTAATAAAGGTGGTAGATAATGAAAGTTCATACCTAAAAATCCACCTGAAATTGGTTCTAATGGCAATACTAATGGAAATATGTCGTAATAAGGTAAGGTCTTTCTTAACTTTGGATTATAACCAAATAGATTAAGTCTACCTACACTAGGACGACCTGTAAGTTTGCCTTGTCTGAATAATTGAGCAGCTGTAGTACCACTAGCAATCTTATTTACTTGCGTTCTATACCAAGTAGCAGATCGGTCAGTATCACCTGCTTTTAGTTTAATTGTATCAAATACACTTGCCATATCATATATTTATGACAATTTAAAAGGTCTTTAGATGATCTTCGGTAAGTATTTTAAATGACATATTGTGTTTTTTACACCAAGCAAACGCTGTTGCCCACTTACGTCTATTTGTTTCGTAAGTTAATAATGCCCTTTTGTAATATGTTGATTTTATTTTCCCAGGTTGTGGTTTTTTTGTCTGATATTTTGGTTTTATTTCTACTAAAAACTTTTTATAAGTTTTATTAGGCTGTATAACTTTCATATAGAAGTCAGGAAAATATCTGTGTGGTCTATCATCTACACCTCTATAATAAATTGATAGTTCTTCACTACCCCATTCAATAACTTCTTTTGTTCTATCACAATAATTCATAAAACGTTTCTCCCAAGAGGAACGATAAACTATGTTGTTTACATTACCTTTATACTTTTGAGGGTTCAAGGGTTTAAATAAACCCTTGTACGCTCTTCTATCAATATTAGGTAATTTTTTAATCTTCATCACTTATAAATTGTTTTGATAATGTTTCGTCATTATATAAATCAGTAAATGTTTTACCATTTGCTAATGGTCCTTTATCAAACAATATCATTTTGTTTAAAGGATAGTCCTCTTGCATAGCTCCTGAAGCTGGTAAACAACCATATAAGACTAATTGTTTTTTATTAACAATTTTTAAATCTTCTCCCGTAACTCTGGTTTTTAATTTTTTAGTATAATTTTCCCATTCAGTTCTACCATTATCAATAATCAATCTAAAACTTTCAGCTACATCTGAAGAAGATATTTCACCTGGATGTAAAACAACTCTTAACTGTTTAAAATGAGGAATGTGTGTTGCTAAAAAGTCTGCTTTATAAACAGCGTCTTTGTATGACTTTGATAAAGTATTAGCTGAACAAACATAATAAAATATACCATTACCTTGTTTATGACCATCTGGTTTATAATCATCAACATACTTCCATTTTTCCATCCATAATTTTGCTGATTTATCATCATAACTTATTCTAGTTTCATAAGCGCCTTTATTGACTTTGGATAAAACTCGTCTTGCAATTTTATTATAAGTTGATTCTTTAAAACTATCACCACCACTTGCTTGTGCCTCATCTACTAATAAAGCAAAGTCTTTGTGTTCTTTACCTGATAGAATTAAAATATTTTCATTTATATCATCAACTAATTGTTTTTCAATATCATCAGCCTCTATATCAGCCTTTGGTTTAGTTTTCCAATTAAGTCTATTACCTAATAGTCTTGCTACAGATTGATTTTCAACTTCAAATATATCAACTTGTATATTTTTATAACCTAGTTCTTTCATTGAACCCCATTTACCTCTACCATCTGCAGGCATTAGTTTACCTTGTTTATCCCTATAAAAAGCAGGTCTAGGTTCTCTTAAATCATAACCATTTTTTTTAATATCTTCTTTTACTTCAGCTATTTTTTTATTTTTAGCTGCTCTTACTTTTTGAACAGAATTAGTGACATCTTCTTTAAGACCCTTATCATCTGTATAATAATTATCCATTTTAAACATATCCCAATCAGCATTGATTGTTTCTATATATTTTGCACCTTTGACTAAAGTGCCGTCACCATATCTTTCTGGAAATATTTCTTTTAATTTTTCATTTAACTCTAAATGAATATCTTTAAATTTTGTACCTGATGGTACTATAAATTGATTTGACATTTTTGTTCTCCTATATTATTAGTTAGCAGTTTTTAATTGCCAATGTGTTTTATCACATTATTTTCCTTTCTATTTTTTTATTCTTATAGGTAGCCGCCAGAGAAAGGAAAGACGGCTACCTAATTTGAGAAAGTGAGAGAGATAGATTAATCGTCCTCAGCTAGTTTACTAAAATACGATAATGATTCATCATCATCGGTGGACGATACTTTCCCCACAGAGCCGTTAGAAGATTTGGGTACGTCATTACTGACAGGTGGGAGGTCAATATCTTCTACAGACTCCGTGCTTCTTGTTCCAGTAAGTACCTTATTCAGTTTCTCTTTGAGTTCATCATAAGATTTAAAATTACTAGGATCAATGAAGGGTTTTAGAGCATATTGAGATTTCCATAATGCGTCAATCTCCTCGTCACTAGGTTTTACCCTACTAACTTGCTCAAATTCAGATTTATCATAATTCCAATAACCGTCAACTTTTCTGATTTTTAGTTTAAAGTTTGCACCTTCCCAAAAATCAAATGGGTTAACTGCCTTTTCATCTTCAAATTGAGGATTCATTGCTTCAGTTATTTTATCAAATATCTTTTTACCATATTTGAATAAAAATACCTTACCTTCATTTTCAGGATGTTTTGGATCAGATACTACTAATACGTTTGAATAGTATTGTAGTTTTCTTTTTCTTTTTCTTGCAATCTCTTTATCAGCTTCAATACCAGTATTCCATAATCTAGTATTTTCTTCTGACACAGGATCTTTTTTGTTTAATGTTGTTAAACTATTTTCAATGTACCATTGACCACCAGGTCCTTGAAATGCGTGATGCCAGACTCTTTGCCAAGGCATATCTTCGCCTTCTACAGCAGGTAAGAATCTTAATACTGCAAAACCATTACCTGATTTATCTAGTTCTGGTTTCCAGAATCTATCATCTTGGTACTTGTTTTTAGTTTCGGGTTTGTCGATTGTTTTTTCTAACTGTTTAGTTAGAGCGTCAAAATTAGATTTTGACTTTTTGAGTGCTTCTAAAGCGTTTGACATTATATTCTCCTTTGTATATATTGTTGTATGTATTAATGTAAATATTAATATTAGTATTAATATTATTTATAAGAGTTCTTCCATTCATTGTAACCTTTTAACCAGTTTTTATGTGAAGTTTTACCCTTATCACCTTTTAATCTTCTTTTTAAAGATCGCAAAGTTCTTAATAAGAAGTTTATTAATCTTAACATAGTTCTATTGTATCATTCTTTCTGCAATTTGTCAAGCAGCTGTGCTTGAGTTATATAATGAAGTTGTTTTCTTTCTTTCCACTTTCTCCATTCATCTATTTCTTTGTTTATATTTTCTTTGTCTAATGCCTTATTGACTTTGTAAAACTTTATATTAGGATTCCAATCCATAAGTGTATACCATTGATTGACCCAATTTACGTGTGGTGTAGCAGAACCTTCAATCGGAGCATAATTTTTAGTACCTTTGTACATATTGTTTATTCTACCTGTATTTGATTGTAAGTCGTGTCCTATCAAATATATCTCATCTGGATTTTCTAACTTTGTTGCTATGTAACCACTTGTTGCACCACAAGCCCAACCGTGGTCTTTATAATCAGTCCAGCAATCTTTAACGTCATTTGATTTATCACCTTCTTTAATCCAAGATATGCTAATTGTTGCGTGTTTAATTTTAGTTTGTACTATTTCTTTTGTTGCTCTAGGATAATCTTTACGTGTCTTTCGTAAAATATTTACAACACCTTTTAATGACGATCCGTGTATAACAAATTCTTTTGAATCACCTCGTTCATTTTCTTTTACTGCGTCATAACCTTTAAGTTCTTTTAACTCATCTTCTGTACATAGGCCATTAACTACACTTTCATACATCATTGCAGGAACTTTAGTCCAATTTCTAAAGTAACAAGTTTTCTTCATTGCTATTCCGCTATGATAAATCTCGTGTATGATACCATTATCAACAGCAGTTAGTACATCTATTAAGTCAGGATAATCTCTATAGATAGCATTACAACCATAAATCTT